TTATGCGTAGATGTCTAAAAAGTTTTTAAAGATTTGATGGCCATGTTGACTCAAAATGGATTCAGGATGGAACTGCACGCCTTCAACAGGAAGTGTCTTATGTTTAACGCCCATAATTTCTTCCATTGAGCCATCTGCTTCATTGGTCCAGCATGTTACTTCAAGGCAATCAGGCAGTGTTTCCTGATCAATCACTAATGAATGATAACGAGTTGCTGAGAAAGGGCTAGGGAGATTACTGAAAATACCCTTATTGCTGTGGTACATATCAGATAAACGTCCATGCATCACCGTTTTGGCTCTTACAATTTTCCCGCCAAAAGCTTGCCCAATACTTTGATGGCCTAAACACACGCCAAGCAAAGGAATTTTTCCGGCAAAATGATTAATTGCAGGAATTGAAATACCTGCTTCACTTGGAGAGCAAGGGCCAGGGCCAATTACGAGGTATTTAGGTTGCCATCGTTCAATATCCTCTAATGTGACTTGATCATTGCGAACTACTTTTACTTCCTGATTCAACTCGCCAAAATACTGGACGATGTTGTAGGTAAAAGAGTCGTAATTGTCGATCATTAGAAGCATTTTAGATTCAACTCACTAATAAATAAAAGGATTTTATTTTGATGTGGTTTTGGTACTCAATTTGATACTCAAGATTGATAAAGTACCTATATATTTGGATAAAATAAAGCCACCTCAATAGGTGGCTACTTTACCAGATTCTTTTGTGTCTGTAACGACAGATTGCACGTATGACAATAACCAAAAACTTTTTCGCCCATCCTTATAAGGCCTATGGTATCTGCCTTCACGAATTCGAGCGTCTAGAGTTTCAGGTTCGATATTGAGCATGTGTGCAAATTCTTCACGACCAACTCGGCGTTCTTCTTTTGACTGGGCAATACGTTCAGCTACTGCAACAATCTTTTCTAGAATACTAGCCTCTATTTTAACTACTTGTCCCATTACCCCTCCTTACTTTCCGCTTTTCTAAAATCAGTCTCTGTCACAATCCACTGAACATCTTTAAGACTTGGACGAAATACGACAACGCAACAACCAAATGGCGCATTAGATGATGAACCGCCAAACTTTAAGCGGCCACGAATAAAATGAATTTCACGACCCAAACAATAGCCTTGAAACCAACGGGCATCAGTGCGAACAGGAACGAGTGCAACTACCGTATGACCCTTACTTGCTGTTTCTGCTGCTTTGGCAATCCAATCTACAATTTCACGGCCGTATGGTGGATTCATCCAACATGTTCCAGACCATTCTTGTTTCAGCCCATCAATTTCAGGCGTGAAGTAGCGCTCACATTTGGCATTCTCAGGCAGAGCACAAACATCTAAATCAAAGTTAAAAACTCGATCCAATTTTTCAAAAAAATCTTGCGGTGTTGACCATACATCTGTTCTATTTTCAGCAAGACCAAACAGCTTGCTTTGGGCCATTGTGTTCATCCCTCAGCTCCTGATTCAACATCCAACAACATGCTGCCTTCCTCTGGATATTCGGTCATCCAAAAGTAATAGCCTTTGCCACTGTGCCCATCTTCAAAAAATTTAATAGTTAGTTCAGTTTCAAGTTGATCTAAATCATTTTCACCATCTGGATTTACAAATTCGAGAAGGCTTTTTAATTGGTGACCATTAAGAGTTATGCTCATTGTTCAGCTCCCGATTCGCTTGCTTCTACCATTTTCTTCCAGATAAATTCATTGCGAGTATTGCTACTCATCTCAATAATTTCATCGTCAAAATCCCAAGTAGCATCAATCATCTTAGGTGTTGGCTGCTTTGGCACAACAACATAGCCCTCCGGCACCGCCTGAGCTTTGGCTTTTTCTAGCTCGGATCTAAGTCTGTCTATTTCACATGCCGCATGGTGACAAATAACACGTAATTCATCTTCGTTATATTCATCGCTATGCATCATCATTAAATGGCTGATTTCAGTTCCTTGGTGGCTATCACCATCAAAGACCCAAACAGAACCATCATCTTGCTCAAAGCGTAGATTAACTTCTCTTTCCTTATTCAAATCTATCATTAGCCTTCTCCCAGAAATGTTGTCTCTAACCACCAGTTCTTGTTTTCTTGAAGATATTTTTCATGATCTTCTTTACTGCCTTGCCACTCTTCAAAAGTGATAGAGTCCGCAATGCATTGACCTACTGTAGGGAAGGCTTGTAATGCTTCTTTCTTAAGACGATATACAAGCTGCTTACCAATTTTTTGAGATGGAACAGGGTGGAGAAGTTCTGAATCAGGTTCTTCAGGAATATTCACTGCCCAAAGTTTTGTATTATTCAAATCTGTCATGCTGCCACCTTCAATGCTTTAATTGCGTCATCTATAGCTTGGTTGAACTTGCGAACATCTTGCTCCAATGCTTCTATCGCCAAGTCTTTAGCAAAGACGCGGATAATGATGATTTGTAATCCTTCTGGTAGACGTGGGTCATAGCTCACAAAGTCACACCATTCACGACCAGTACAAGACAATTGACTTGTAATCTGTGGAATGTACTCATCCGGAACTTGCTTAGTAAGAAGAGTATTCAAATGCGTTGTGGTATCAGGACATTTAGCTTCGATCTGACCTTTATCACCAACAAGCCCGTCCGGTGACGCGCCGAACATTTCGATGAAAGGGTGGTCGATTAAACCTGTGCCTACTACAAAGTTACCCGTCTCATTTTCATAAGCTGCTATTGCATGAGGCTCGTTGTCGATACCCCATTGCATTACTGAATTAGTTGGGATTTCCTTCTGAACGCCAGTGAGGCGCTCAGCTAGAATAGTTAAACCCAATGCATTTAAAGCTTTGCCTTTATTTGGCTTTGCATTTAAATCCTTTACTCGGCTTGCTGTGACTTTGCCACAGCGTTCCGAATGCCAATCTTCACTACGCTGGAGAATGTTCATACACTTGCCCTTGTGGTTGATCAGCATTTTGTGCTGCTTCTTTTAATGAAACGCTATGCTTAGTCCAGAAGTATTTTTTGCAGTCGCCCTGAGGCAATTCAGCGTAGCCAGTTTGCAAGGCTTCTGTGCCTTCCATTGACAAAGCGCGCATGTTATCTAAATGCTGCTGCTCATAGGCTTCATAACCTTGAGGGACATCCGAACTAACAGTCTGAACGGTAGGGATATGACAATCATCAATACGACGAGCTTCGTCTTCGTCATAAATACCTGAGAAGCCGAAGGCAACACGGGCACATTGAATTAAAGCCTTATGACGTAGCATCCGTTTTGGGTATTTTTTCCAAGGTTCTGAATTACCCTGACACTCGGATAAATACTCAGTCACAACAGTAGGGTGGTTACGGTCTTTACGGAAAATCTTGCATGTGCATGATTCATCATCTTGTTCAAACTGGATGCCATCACATACAGGATTGTCATTAATAATGCGCACCCATCCATCAATACCAACAACAGGTGTGATGCCGCCACCTTTGGCAGGGAATGCATAAATTTCTTTTGTAAAAGGGTTTAGCTTGTACTGGTTTGCAACAATTAATAGAGAGAGAAATTCATCATTTGTTGCTTTCTTAAATACTGTATTAACAAGAGTATTTGCTAACTCAGTAGGATCAACATCTTGCATATTAAAAGCTGATGCAATCTTGCTAACTTGCGACAAAACAATATTACTCATCTTCTAATCCTCAAAATTTAATAGATACGTGTGGAACTAAGCCTTTATTGATTGCTTGCAAAATCTCTTTGCTTTTTGCTTCATCAATACCCAAAGCCAATAAACCTTTAAGTGCTTCATTACAGATCTTTTTACGGTGAGCTTGGTTTGCTTGGCGCGCCTCATCTGCTTGGCGTTCAGCCTCTAGCTTCGCAGCTTGTTCAGCTTCAATACGTTTGCGTTCTGCTTCGGCTGCATGTTGTGCGCGTAATTCAGCAGCTTCTTTTTCAGCAACTAAACGAGCTTCACGTTCAGCGGCTTCACGTTTTTCACGCTCTGCTTTAGCAATAGCTTCTTGCTTTTCACGTTCTACACGATCAGCTTCTTCTTTGGCTTTACGTTCCGCTTCAAGACGAGCTTTTTCAGCTGCTTCATGTGCAATGCGTTGCTCATGTTCTCGTTGTAAACGCTCTTGCTCAGCTTTGCGTAAGCGTTCAAGTTCGGCAGATTCAGCTTCGAATTTTTCACGATCCACAAGGGCAGTGCGTAACTTGTCTAAAGTCTCAAGTTTTACAAGTTTGGCCTCTTGTTCGTATTCCTCAAATGAAGTATCTACTTCAAAACCTTCAAGCTCTAAGATGCGACTTTTAATTTCAATAGACTCTTGATAAGGAGTACGCTCGTCATGAAGGCTTTTAATTGCACGAATATTTGCTTGATGTTTTTCAACACGATCTTTCTCAGCTTGTTCCCAAGCATCGCGTGGTGCCAAAACCTCATTGCGCAATAAATCAAGCTTCTTAACAATTGAGATTCGATCATCATCAATCACTTTGATTTGGGCTTTTTGTTCAGCTACTAATTCTTTGCCGCATTTCTCAATAAGTGTTTTTGACTTACTGATTTTTAACGCAAGCGAACCAATCGCATCACGGCCTTTTTTGGTACTTACATCTGGCACATGAGAACAAACTTCTTGAGCAATACGCTCATACAATTCATCTGTACCACCACGTTTAGCAAAAGCCGCTACAATTACGTTTTGTTCTAATACTTGTAATTCATTAACTTGTGCGTTCATTAAGCTGCATCCTTCTTTAATTCAGTAATCTTTTCTTCTCTTGCCAGTTCTTCTAACTCTTCATTAATTGCTTGAATCTGAGTAGAAGTTAGAGCGAATGGTTGACCATCTATAGCGTCTACAAACTCGAAATCTTCTACATGTGGGCGGCTAAATTCAGTCACTTGAAGCATTGCGAAAGTAACGTCTTGGGCATACTGAGGATTGCCGTCATCCCACTCAAAAGAGCTTTCTTTCTCTATGCCGTTGCATTTGCCAACAACATAGATATGTTCTTTACCTGGACAGATTAGAGAGAAGTAAATCTCATCGTTAATCACTTCCACATTTGTAGCTTCAAGGCTTGTGAATACCGCAGCATCAAACGAGATATTGGCTAACATATTCATGAGTTGTTACTCCTCCACTTGAACACGCACATACATGTTCTGTTTTGCTTTGAGTTCGTTGGCGTATTGCTCGTCGGCACAACCACGTAAAAGACCTACAGCTAAAAAGAAAACTACCCAGAACAATAAGAAGCCCGAAGTTCCATCGACAAATGCTTGCTTGATTGAATACTTATTCTTAATCATTGCTAGTCTCCTCAGCATGGTGAACATAGCTATCACACATATTCAAAAGCATTGATTTATGTTGATTCCAGAACTCAAGTGCTTCACTGTCCATTCGAGTGATACGTGCATCATCAAAAGATTTCCAATCAGCAACCGCATGTTCTTGGCAACCAATCCGCATCTTGCCTAAGCCACTAATAATTACATCCCAACTCAAGCCGTAGACAATGAGAGGGGCAGCTTTGGCATCGTAAAGGTTGGCACCGCAAAGGTTGGCATCGCAAAGGTTGGCATCGCAAAGGTTGGCATCGCAAAGGTTGGCATCGTAAAGGTTGGCACCGCAAAGGTTGGCATCGCAAAGGTTGGCATCGCAAAGGTTGGCATCGCAAAGGTTGGCACCGTGAAGGTTGGCATCGTAAAGGTTGGCACCGCGAAGGTTGGCATCGCAAAGGTTGGCATCGCAAAGGTTGGCATCGCAAAGGTTGGCATCGTAAAGGTTGGCACCGCGAAGGTTGGCACCGCGAAGGTTGGCATCGCAAAGGTTGGCATCGTAAAGGTTGGCACCGCGAAGGTTGGCACCGCGAAGGTTGGCACCGCGAAGGTCGGCACCGCGAAGGTTGGCACCGCGAAGGTTGGCACCGCGAAGGTCGGCACCGCGAAGGTCGGCACCGTGAAGGTCGGCATCGGCAGCTATCGCAGCCTCAGCCGCATGACGAGCAATCATTCCTGATTCCATTCCTTCAGGAATATCACAGGTAAAAAGGACTTCTTCTGTCCAACGATTTTTAATTTCGAATTTCTGTGTCATACTTATCTCCGCATTAGATGCAAACCGCCTAGACTCTGACCCCTATGGCGGTTTTTGTTTGTTGATGAGATAAATATAAGAAAACTTAGTTTTATTGTCAATAAGAAATCTTATTTTAATTTAAGAAATCTTACTTTTGTGTTTTAATAGACAAAAGAAAACCCACACGGGGTGGGCGAGGTCTATATGAAAAAATATACAGCGATGGGTATTTTATTTAACGCATTGTCTTTTGCTTTACTTTTTAGCTCCATCAATTTGAATCTTTGGATCGGTACTGTTTTTCTCTATATTTGTGGGTTGTTGATTGGTATGAATTTTGGGGAGGCGATCAGTAATAAAAAACAAAAAAGTAATAATCCCTGTCAGCCAAAGTAGTCTTGCCCTATATTCTGGATTAAAAAAAAGATCAACAACCCAGTGAGCAAATTTAGAAGTCCAGTGCCTATTTAAGCCAATACCAAATGAATCAGGGTCACTCCACGTTTCCCATTCTCCATTCCACCAAGATTTTATTGCCCTAATTATTCTTTCCATAAAACACCTAAGCCGCATATAGTGGCTTTTATTAATCTTTCTTATCAATCATCTTTTGTCCAAGCTTTCCTTCTTTTACCAACTGAACGACTTGTTCATTTGTAAGTACAGGAATAAAGACTTTGTCGCCAATGTCTTTAGAAAGAATCTTCACTTCTTCGGCTATTAGCACCAAAGCTTCACCATGTTTCGCAGCATCATTGATGCGAGCAATAATCTGGTTGATTGGTAGTTTTGAATTGTCCATAAAACATCCTGCGATTAATGGGAATAAGGGTGTTCTTGTCTGTGCTGACTTGGCGGCACGATATCTGTAATAGCGGTAATACTTTCAACCTCATCCATTTCAAAGAAAAATCGCTCCCCACCATTCACAGAAAGCAAACTTAAAACCCCACCATTGATGCCGACAAATTCTTTAATTGTGCATCTTCCATCCTTCAAGCACACCTGAACAAACTCATTCGGCACAAGATCTGCATCAGGGTCGCATACAACATACCAGCCATTACGAATTGCTGGAAACATGGAGTCGCCAGTGCCTTTAATGCCATAAGCTCTTGGACCCGCTGTATGAGTTGGAACATAGCCATCACCCGCATTTCCGTCATACCCCATATCAGTGAAGTACCCATCCATTCCCATCTTTGAATAAGCTTTGACGGGAACGTATCTTTTTTGAATAGGGAATGGTTTATCTGATGTTTGAACAAACTTAACAGCTTCTTCACTATCTGGAATATTGTACTTCTGCTTAAAGGCTTCAATATCAAGAACATTTAATTGAACAGCATTGTTGTCCAATTGGGGGCCGCTTTCATCACCATTTGTTATATACGAAGTGGACACACCAAAATAAGCGGCCATTTTACTTAAAGGATCAGCTTTAGGTGCATATGCATCTTTCTCCCAACCAGTGACATTAGGCGCACTAACCCCGACGATTTTTGCCAAATCGCCTTGAGTTAATTTCTTTTCTCTTCGTAAGGCGCGAATACGCTGGCCCATAGTTTCTAGTTTCTTCATATAAGTTATCTTACATCTTGCAAAAATAAGTTATCTTTGTTTTAATACTAAGAAATCTTATTTTTGAGGTTGAGCAAATGACCAAACAGGAAGCTTACAAGTTGCTTGGTGTGAATGGTGTTGGCTTAGCAAAGTTATTAGGGATAGAGCCTCCTGCTGTATACCAGTGGCCAAATGAAAAAATCCCTTTAGCTCGCGAATACCAAATCAGAGACTTAGCAAGTGGCAAAGAGCCAATTAAACGAACTAATGCAACCGCTTAGGAACTAAACCATGAGCAAATTATCAGTTGAATTAAACGCAAGAGCCAGAAATACACATACGCTCATTTTGCATTCACTTGGAAGTGTTGTGAATTCTGCTCTCGGAGAGGAAATCGGATTTGATGGCCCTTGGATATCTAAGTTTAAAAATGACAAGAAAAGCAATGGCTTAACAGATCTTGAGACTATTTGTGTTTTATTGGACAAGCTTGGTCTAAAGATAATTCCTGAACAATATCAATGCTATGACAAGCAATTAATTGATTCGATCTTTTTCTTGGCGCGCCTTTCTATGAATCGTGCTTCGGAAATTAATGACTTCCAACACACGGCTATAGCGCCACGTTTAGAAGAATTCGGATATTAAAAAACCGCTTCCTGCGCGAACAGGTTTGCGGTCGTATTCATCAATCAGGAACTAATGAATGAAGACAAATTTAGCACATAAGCAGGAGGAGGACAACGTTATTACGTTGCACCCATCTACTGCTAAGAAAAAAGAGCGACAAGCCATGTCAGATAAATTCGACAAAGGCTACGTTATGTCTAGTCGGCTTTATCGGAATGAAGTTAAGCCATTTCTTGGTGATGCTGCTCGTAACGTCTATGCCGAGCTAGAGGAATACATTAGTGGATTCAACAAAGAGTCTGACTTTGTTAGCTACTCACAACTACAAGGCAGAAAAATTGAAGGCCTAGAAGAGCATGTTCGTAAGTTGAGCACAGCTACAGTTCGTGCAGGCTTAAAGCAGCTTATTGAGTTCGGTGTTATTTCTATTGTTGCTACCAATCCTAAGCTAGGGAACAAGTACAAATTAAATGAGATTTCACTTGTTGAGCACTTTAGTAACAAAAGCACTTCAGAAACTAAAGCACTTCAGAAACTAAATAGCACCACTTTAGAAACTAAAGCGCAAGGCACTTTAGAAACTAAAGACACAATAGATATTATTTATAGATATTTAATTATAGATAATTTATTTAACTCGCTTCGCTCAAACAAACCACTTGAAGCTCATTTTTATGTTTATCAAGAAATTCAAAAAGAGATCATTCTTGAACAACAAAAACTAGAAGCTGAAGAGAAAGCAAAAGCTGAAAAAGAACGCAAAGACAAAGTACGCAAGTTAAGTTTTGATGAAGTTATCAAACTTACTAAAAACACCTTTGCAACCCTTTGTGATTTACAGCTTTGGGAGCAATACGTTGCTTTCCGTTCTCAGAAAACAAATACCAAACTAACCAAGAATGCCCTTAACACAATCTACAAGGATTTTCTTCAGTGGGGTTTTGAAGGTTCTAACCAATCCTTGAAAACCTCAATCACTGGTAACTATCAAGGTCTATTCGCTCCTAAACAACAGAATCATGGTTTTGTTAATCAAAGCCAAGCTTCAACTCGCATGTCTGAAATTCAAGAGTTAATCGCAAAAGAGGAGGCAGGCTATGAACAGTATGGTTTCTAGCAATCAAAACGCTGTAGAACATATCAACTCTGCAAAAGTTGTCGGTATCTTCAAAGCAATTGCCCCACGTTCATTTGAGAAAACGTTTGAAGGAATTAAAACAGAACAAATCAATCATGCAATGAAGATCTGCATTGATGGACTTACTCGTGAACAAATAGATAAAGGCCTTTGCATGGTCCGTGACAGTGGCTACTGCCCTGATCCTGCAATGTTCCGCAAGTGGTGTTTAGGTATTCAAGGTTTCGGTACTGAGCAGCAGCGTGCAGTTGATTCATTCAAAAAGAAGAATGCAGCTTTAGCTAACATAATCAAATGGCTTTCTGACCGTGATGTTGAAATTACAAATGCAGAAAAAGAAGCTTACAACCGTTGCTATGAGATGTTTTCAAATCTCAACTACTCGAATAACTATGAGCGTTCTTCGTATTACGCATATGAAGCATTCAAAGATAACTATGTTGATGTAGTGAATGAGTTTGTTGAAAAAGGGATTACGCAGACGAAATGGTCTAAGCCACCTCAAATAGATCTCAGTGTTCTGTATGCCAAAACTGGCAGCGAGGAAAAAGCAGAAGCAACTCCAATGACAAAAGAGGATTTTGACAAGCGTACAGCATATGTTGAATCACGTATTCCACAAATCATGTCTGATCGGAACTGTGACAAATCAATGGCAAAGCTTTATGCCATGGCTGAGTACCACAGTTCAAGAGTGGAAGAGAGAGGTGCAGCATGATCGTACAAGTTCAAGTTATCTCAATTAATCGCCAAAAGATGCAATTCAATGTTGAGGCGATAGATGGTTCAAGAGTAATTCTCAAGCGCGTATTCAACTTCAAGACTGAAACGAAAAAGCACATTGAGTCGGTGATCAATAAAGAACTTAAGACATTCAACAAACCATCGTATGGCGGTATGGAAATTGTCTTTATGTGTCCTGTGGGAGTGTTCTCATGAGAATAGCAAACGATAAACAAACACTTGATTGGATTGAGCAGATTGGTGGTGATCAGTACGAAGCGAAGTTCACTCATGGGACTGTCTACGGATACAACAAGTTTAAATGCCGCTGTGAGTTCTGCAAGGAAGCTAAAGCATTAAGCAATCAACGTGCTGCATTGAAAAGAGCGGTAAAAGCTAATTCACCTCAATCAGCTTTGATTGTTGGGGGTGCTGCATGAAAAAAGTAGATGCATTAGACCAGTTCAATAAGAGCGGAATGTCATACAGCGACATGATGAAGAACTGCCAAATCTATTCAGCTGGCATTCGCACAGAAGAAACACTTTTAGCAAAGAACCTTTATGGGAACTTAAGAAGACATGGGTTGCTAGAAGAAGTGCGTCCAAAGGTTGAAGCAACTGAGCCTTTAGTGGATGGAATCCCTTATTCAACGATATTGAAGTTGCGTAAAGAGTACGTCCAAGGCCTTCGTAATGAAGACACAAAACATGCAAACGCTATCTACCAACGAATGCTTAGAAGGGGTTGGCATACAGGGCTAAGACTTCGCTGTAAAGCCATTACAAAACGTGACGGGGTGAAGGGATGAAAACATACATGACAGAAGAAGATGTATTGGAAGCTATTGCCGAAGGTGAAACCTCGAAAGGTCTACTTGACTCAGTTAACCCTAATTATGCAAAGCGCTTTAACCGTTTAAATACAGCACTTGAGAAGCTGCTTGATGAAGTTCGTGAAAGCTTTCCAGATGCAAATTATTACAGCCCTAACGACGGCATGGCTTTGTTACTTGGTAGCTCTCATGCCGATGAATATGGCGAACCACCACAAAAAGAATTGGAAGCTGTTTTTAGCTCTGCATTATGTGGGAAGTTGAGTGGAGGAGACTGGTAATGCAAGCACAACAATTTATCAAAGACCACGGTTTAGAGCGGGCGAGAGAGGTTGTAGCTAGTGGTGCAGACTCTTTTACTTTTGTGCTCAATAACGGAATAAGAAGGATATATAAAAGTGTTTCCGTGACGAGTTTAAAACGCCTCGTGGAGTCGGTGGATTTGGTTAATAAGCACGGAGGTATTTACAACATTAAATTCAACGTTTTGCTTCTTAAAAATGGACTACCTGAAAGACTAAAACAAGCAATCGCCGATTACGAATCGATCTACGGAGAAGGGAATGAGTAAGAAAAATAAATTAAGCATGGGGTATGCGATTGGTCTTTGGGCGTTAGCACAGCCTAGATGGGCAAATGACATACAAAGTATTGATCAGCGTGAAGACTGGCAAGGCCGTGGTAAACGCAAGAAACCTAAGATCAAATAAAGGAGCCGGCAATGAGTGAGTTTAAAGAGTTTAAAACAGGCGATTACGTTGTCCTGGTGAAAGATGGAACTAGTGACCACTTACTACAGATAGTCAATCATCAATACACAAATGATATGTACCGCGTACTTTTTGTGGCAATCGGTCAGTGTGGGTCAGTGCCTAAAGATGAAATTCGCCCAGCGAAGAAGGAAGAAATAGCAGCTGGCCACCGCATTGATAAAGTGAGTAATTGAGATGGATAAACCAATGACATTTAACGAATGGATGGGAACTTTGGGAAACAATGCTTTAGTTCACGCAAATTGCTGCCGTAAAGCATATGAAGCAGGTCAGCAGTCACAGCAAGCGAAAGTGGAGGAGCTTGAGAAAGAATGGCTTGAGATGAATCAACAACATGAACAGGCCGTAAAGGAGTGTTTTGAGGTAAATGCTGAAAACAGAAAGCTGCAAAAGCGGGTGGATAAAGCACTAGAACTCATGCAAAAGCCTTTAATTGTGGGTGAGCCTTCAAGCTATGTATGCGAACGTTTCAAAGAGTTAGAGCAAGCGCTCAAGGGGGAAGGGAAATGAACAAAATTAAAGACACTTGGGATGCATGGAAATTCTACTTGCTAATGATTGCAATCCTTTTAATTGGTCCAGCTCAATGCACTTATGACAACTATGTTAAATGGAAGGTGGCTCAGGCTGCTATCCATGTGAAGGAGTCAAAATGACCACATTCTTAATCACGATGGCTGTGGCTGCTTGGGTAGTAGTACTAATTATCCTATTGCGAGCAACAGTTGATTCAATATTCGAAGCAACTAATAACTGGATCGAAGCGTTTCCTAAGATCTTTTGGTGTTATGTGACTGCTGCTTGGTTCGCATTTCCATTTATCTACTATCTACCCGGGAGAGCTTTATGACCACATTCAAAGAGGCTCAAAACCACGCGAAGCAGATTAAGAATGCAAAGCGTGGAGGTTATACACCAACAATTGCAAAGGATGTGAATAAGCACATCAAGCAAAAGTTAATTAAGTTAGACAACCATTTCGATGAGTTGTTTAACGAGAAATGGGCAGAGTGGAAGAACACTGCTGATATGCATGCTCAAGGATTTGCTGATGGAATTGAATATGCACAGCGTCAAATTCAGGAGCTTCTGAAGTAATGCGTAGAGCAGCAAGAATTGATGCAAATCAAACTGAGATTGTCAAAGCTCTACGACAGGTTGGGGCAAGTGTTCAGTCGCTTGCTTCAACTGGAAAAGGATGCCCGGATCTGCTTGTAGGGTTCAGAGGTACAAATTACTTAATGGAAATTAAAGATGGTCAGAAAGTTAAGTCAGCAAGAAAGCTAACTACTGATCAAATCGAATGGCATGAATCATGGCGCGGCAAAGTCTTTGTGGTTGAGAGCATAGACCAGGCAATAAGTTTAATAAGTAATAATTAGGGTGACGGTATGAATGCAGTAGCAGTTGAGAAGTTTGAACGTTTTGAATGGTTGACTCATGGTTTAACTGCGAGTTCACCAAGTATTGAGCCAGTGGTTCGCGGAACAGGAGAGAAACCATTGAACTATCAAGACCGCTTGGGTGCTATTGCTTCAATGGATACCCAACTCGAAAAAGCAGTTGCGTCAGTAATTATCTTTGGCGAAAAAAGCAAAGGTGACTTTGATTATATATTGAAGCACCTTGCAAGCATTATGATTGTTGGGGCGCATGATGATAAACGCTCTAAACCTAAGAACATTAAGCTGGAGGATCTGGCAAGAAAGGTTGCATGGATGGTAACTATGTTTGCACTCAAACCGGGTATGGAAGATAACTTTACAGCTAAAGGTAGATTGCAATTAGCAGCAGGGATTAAAGAATCAGAGATGACTTTGAAAGCTTATGATGGCACATGGAAGCAGTATGAAAAGCTGATGTGTCTTGCTATAGAGTCTGCAATTGATGGCGCTGCAAAGGCAATTGAAAAGTACAAGAAAAATACTTACAAAGAAATGTAAAAAAAATTCTAGGAATATTTCTCTGATGGAGATATAGTATTCCTATACTGGTCGTATTACGGATTTCCGAAGACCAACACCTCAAAGCTCATCATTCGATGGGCTTTTTGCATTTTGGAGGCCACATGCTCCGAATCATCAAGCAAGTATTTTGCATTCACGTTTGGGAGTATGACTCCGACATATTTAATCAGAAAGAATGCAGAAAGTGTGGGAAAATAAAAAATTTGCTTTAGCGAACAATAACTTATATTGAATTTAGTTGTTGAAATTACCTGCTTTATGCATCATTATTAACCTATATTACTGTGAGGCGATGAAGAGTGAAATTGGTTCGTTTAGAAACTATTAGATTAAATGATGGTTCATATAAATTGCGTTTTAATGAAAAAGGTATAACGCCTCATTTTCCTAACACAATTAATGAATCTGGTGACGATATTGCATCTGGAAAAGTTGGTGAAGAAGCCATTTACTACCACCATTTAGATAGAGACGAGACAAGATATTTAATTTACATAAAAGGATATCTTGGGCAACTAGATGGAAATGAAATATCCGATCTCGAAAAATCATTAGATGCATTCTTAATTGAACAGAAGACTTAAAAAAATTTTCTGAATAATAACCACCTACGGGTGGTTTTCTTTTTTTGGGGTGAGCCAATGATAAGTAAGCCTAGAGATGCTACGCATTTAGCGAAAACTGTATTTGGTTGGGCATATGCAAAGAATATTAAAGGCAAGTGGTTTATTCATGTTCACAACAGTTGGAAAGAATCATTTTCTCAAACTATAGAAGTAAAGCCATTAGATAAGTGAGCTGCGTATGGACACAATCGAAGCGAAGAAGAATTTAAACGCATTGTGTAATGAAATAGAAAAACTACAGAACCTTTCACGCGGTTTAATGACTGCAAAAGAAATGCTTGATATTGACGCGAAGATTAAGCGCCATAAAGACCAAGTGAAAAATATTAGAAGTAATCTTCATGCGTGATGCAAAGCGATTGAAGGCTATACGGTTGTTGCCCTGCGTTAGATGTGGTCAGAGTCCGTCACAGGCTGCACATTCAAACAGTTCTAAGCATGGCAAGGGTAGAGGCATTAAAGCAAGTGATGAGTTTGCAGTTCCTCTCTGCCACTCATGCCACAGTCAATTCGACCAGTTCAAACTAGGCACAAGACAAGAATCAGAAGCTTTGTTTGATGGATGGTTGGAGAAGACAAACCGCATGCTTAATCTTAAAGAGCAAGATGTTTTTTGATATATTCGATGTTCTAAAAACTTGAGTATAAGAAATGAAAGTAAGTGATTACATATTAGTAACTATTTCAGATAATGGTTTTGGTTTTTCTGGGATTAATAATAGTGAACAGCTAGACCACTATCTTAGTAGCACAGATTACGATAGATCCTCTTATGAGTTTAGACATGCACGATTGGTTCTTATTTATGAGTCAAGTCTAGATCAAGATACCAAAGATAAAATTAACAAAGCTTTCCAAAAGCATTTAGCTGGAGAGTAAATCAAGCCACCCTCGGGTGGTTTTTTATTGCTAAGTGTTTGAAAACTTTATTGTACGAAGCTGAGGTCAAAATGGAATCAAGATTCACTATTAAGAACCATTGCGACATCACCTATGTAACGAATTATCTAAATAAAAACCATTCGAAGGCAGCAGGTGAAGGGAAACCACTTGTAGTTGAGATCAAGCCAGAATCAAAAGACAGGTCTAAAGCGCAAAACCGACTCTATTGGAAATGGCTTCACGAAATACATAAGAAAACTGGCAATGATGAAGATCAACTTCACTTCGAGTTTAAGAAGCGATTCTTGATCAATATTTTGAAGCGTGACGACGAAAGTTACGCTGAGATGTGTTTAGCCATATCACAACTCAAACAAAGCGAATCTGAGCAATACAGAGCGATTGCAGACGGTGTTATTCGTGAGACCTCTACAACAAGAATGAATACATCACAATTTACTAATTATTTAAACCTAATCGAAGCATTTGCACTTAAAGAATTTGGCATGGTTTTACCTGTGCCTGATGACCTTAAATATGCGTTAGAAAAATGAGGTACCAATGGAAGAACAAATCAAAGGCGCAGAACCCTTAAAGAATTTACGCCATGAAGAGTTCTGCCACGAATATTTAAAAACGTTAAGTGCTCAGGCGGCAGGTGTGGCTACAGGCTATAAGAATCGTCAGAATGCATGGGATGTGTTGCAACGTGAAGAAGTGCAAGAACGTATTGCTTACCTAAACGGGCAGCGCTTGAAACGTGTTGATGTTGATGCGGATTATGTCTTACGTCGTTTGGTGGAAATTGACCAGATGGATGTGCTGGACATTATGGACGATAAATTCTGCCTAAAACCAATCAGTGAATGGCCTAAAGTCTGGCGCCAATTTGTATCAAACATCGAGAACAATGAAGAGTTTGAAGGCTACGGTGAAGAACGCGAACAAAGCGGCTGGCTAAAGAAAATCAAATGGCCTGACAAAGTTAAAAACCTTGAGCTATTAGGTAAACATATTGCCGTTGGGGCGTTTAAAGAGAGTGTAGAGCATAAACACTCTGGAAAAGTTGATTTAAGAAATGTTCCAGATGATGACTTAGATAAGCGAATTGAGGAACTTGAAAGAAAGGTGATGCAAAATGACAAGAGAGGAGAAGCTTGAATATTTAGCATTACTTGAAGAGAAAGCTCGACGTCTAGATGATTATCGATATAAAGACTTTGGCGCAAAACTATATCCATTCCAGCGCGAACTAGTTAAGGCTACAAGCACTCATTCGCAAGTCATGTTAATGGCGGCAAACCGTGTTGGTAAAACAATGACGGGAACATATATAGATACCATTCATGCACTTGGACATTATCCTGATTGGTGGGATGGGCACACATTTGATAAAGCACCATTAATTTGGCTGCTTGGCTATTCTGGCGAAAAAATTCGTGACTTATTGCAAACACCAATATTTGGCCGACGAATAGAGAATAATTGGACAGGTGGATTAATCCCTCCTGAATATATTCTTGAACATGAATCAATGACTGGTACTGCAAGTGCTATGCGTACTGTATATGTGCGTCATGGTGGTGGTGGTGATGTTCAGTATCAGACCTCTAAAGTTCAATTATGGTCCTATTCACAAGGTCAACATGCCCTAATGGGTGATAGTGTCGACTGGTATCACATTGATGAAGAACCAAGAGATCAACAGATCTTTCCGCAGGTTTTGACACGTACAGCAACTGGTGACCAGGGTAAGGGTGGTCGAGGAATTTTGACGTTCACACCCGAGAATGGACGAACAGATCTAGTTATTCAGTTTATGGATACGCCTTCTAAGGGTCAGTATTTGATTCAAGCTGGTTGGGATGATGTAACTCACTTATCTGAGCAAACAAAGCAAACACTTTTAGAGTCATTTCCTCCACATCAGCGAGAGATGCGTACTAAAGGTATCCCTATGCTGGGCCATGGTCGTATTTATGATTTGAGCGAGGATTACATTACATGCGATCCATTTGAAATACCAGATCATTGGATGATTATTGGCGGCATGGACTTTGGTTGGGATCATCCGCAAGCCCAAGTGCAACTTGCAATCGATATGGATACTGAAACAGTCTACGTCACGCATGCTTGGAAACAACGTCAAGTATCGCCAAATGAGGCATGGGGTGCAGTTAAGTCATGGGCCGAAGGTGTTCCAATTGCTTGGCCTTTAGATGGTTTGCAGACTGAAAAAGGTTCTGGCAACCAACAGAAGTCTTACTACAAAGAAGCTGGCTTCAATATGTTGCCAACACATGCCACATGGCCTGATGGTTCAAATGGTGTTGAAGCAGGCTTATTCGAAATCCTTGATCTCATGCGCAAAGGCAAGTGGAAAGTATTTAAAGGCCTAAGAGCATTCTTTGATGAATTCCTTCAATACCATCGGGATGAAAAAGGGCGCATCGTCAAAGTTGGTGAGGACGTAATGGATGGTGTGCGTTATGCATACATGATGAGACGTTTTGCAATTCAAAAAGGCCTAATTGGCAAACCAATACAAGCTAAACCAATACCACTATCAAGACGTGGCGGATGGATGTAATGACTAAAGAAAAAGATCAAGATTCTATCTTGGATGAGATTAAGAAAAATCTCAGATATGCCGAAGATTATTGGCATAAAAACTACGAACGTGGTGTTGAGGATAAAGAGTTTGTAACAGTCAAAGGTGCACAATGGGAAGATGGTGCAGTTGCTAGACGAACAGCTGAAGGTAAGCCGAGTTTAGAATTTAATCTTTGCCGTGCATATTGCCGCCAGCAGATCAACACACAACGTCAAAACCGAGCGCAAGTTAAGGTTGTGCCGGTAGACAATGGTGCTGATGCTGACAAAGCAAATATCATTGAAGGTCTAATCAAAGACACTGAAGAAGCTAGTGATGCTGAATCAGCCTATGATCAAGCAGCAGAAAATGCTGTATATGGGGCAATTGGCTTTTTCCGTATTGTGACTGATTATGTTAGTGAGCTCTCATTCAATCAAGAACCAAGATTTATGACGGTCCACAATCCTCATGCTTGGTATATTGACCCGCAGTCTAAAGCGCTAGATGGTTCCGATGCTCGTTGGGCAGTAGGTGGTGAATGGGTTGATAAAGACATAATCAAAGACAAATATGGTGCTAGTGCTGTAGTTGACTTCGCTATGTCTGAGTATTCCGATTGGTGCAATACTGAAGATAAAACCGTTCTTATTGTCGAGTATTTCAAGATAGAAGAAGTTTCAGACGAACTTTGGATGCTTGAAGATGGAACGACTAACTATAAAACAGCACTACTTGACGAATTTGGTGTAAGTGAAGATGAGTTAAAGCCACTTGTCATTAATTCACGCTCTACTACAAGAACCGAGGTTAAGTGGTACAAAGCTTCTGGCTCAGAGGTCCTAGATGAAACTGTATTTCCTGGTAAATATATCCCAGTAATTCCAGTTTATGGTGAAGTTACTTATATCGGTGAAGAGCGTTATTTACATTCACTTGTGCATTTTGCTAAAGACCCTCAACGACTTTATAACTATTGGAAATCGACAGAAGCGCAAATTTTACAAAAGAACCAAGACGATATTCTTGTTGTAGATCCAAAAGGGGTATCTGGGCATGAGGAAGAGTGGCGTGACCCTTCTAAGTTTGCTGCTGTACATTACAAGCATATTGATGAGAGTCAACAGCCAATCCCTGCACCTTACAGAATCGGCGCAGCACAACCACCAGTTGGCGTTTTGAATGCCGCAGAATCTGCGAAAATTGCGATTACAGACATCTTGAATATGCATGCACCTATTATGGGTGGAGATAGTCAAGAAGTATCTGGTGTTGCGATTGGGATGCGTCAGCGGCAATCAGAAACTTCCCAATTTCACTTGCAGGATAATTTAAACAAGTCTATTCGGCATGCTGGGCGTATATTGCTAGGTTTATATCAAGCACTTTATACGGTTCCTATGGTTCGAAGAATTATTGGAACTGATGGTGAAGCTAAACAGATCAACCTGTTTGATAAAACGGCTGATGGTGTTTTGGCTGATGTAACTATTGGACGTTATGACGTTCGCATGGATACAGGCCCAAGCTTTAATACTCAACGTGAGCAAAACTTTGCATTGATGATGCAGTTATTAAGCATGAATCCTCAGCTATTCAGCTTAATTGGCGATATTTTGCTTCAAAACTCACCGCTTCTTAATGCTAAAGAAATCTCTGAGCGTATCCGCTCGACTATGCCGCCTCAAGTGCTTGGCAAAGGTGAACAAATTGATCCTGAACAAGCAAAAGCCCATATCCAGCAACTTGATCAGCTAGTTCAAAAAATGACAGCTAACATTGAAATGCTGCAAAAAGAAGTGAATGACAAAGACAAAGAGCATCAGCTCGAAATGTTTAAAGCTCAGTTGCAGTATGAAAAAGATATTCAAGTAGCTCAGATTAATGCAGCTAGCCGAGCTGACGTGCAAGAGTTGAGAGGAGTGGTTGATCTGATTAAGCAAAATATAGACTATCGATCCGCTCCGCCTAGTTGGATTCAGCAGGGTGAGGGTGTAGATAATTATGCACCTTCACCACCAACAGATTTACCTTCGCAGCCTATGGAGGAAGAGCAACCCATAGAGCCAGCGCAAAGCATACAAGACCCTGATCAATATCAGGGTTTTTTAATGCCTGAACAAAATGCTCAACCCCTCGCTCTCAATCCTGATCAGGTTGGGGAAAGCGCAATGATCAACGAAGGCAATTTATTGCCACAGATGGAGCAGGACAATGGATCCGAACAATTCTGATACTCAAGACATCGTAGAAACAGCTACTACGGAAAATAACAGCGAAGTAAGTCAAGAGTCGGAAGAACAAAAGCAGCAAACGCAAGAACCTGAAGTTGAACAGACTGAAGAAGAAAAAGCCAAAGCTGCTGAAGAAGCTGAAGAGAAAAAGCGTAGTCGAGCAAAAGAACGTATTGAACAGCTTGTTCGCAAATCTTCCCAAGCAGAGGAACGTGCTAAGCAGCTTGAAGCAGAGCTTGAAAAGTATAAGGGTGGAACTAAGTCTTCAACTGATGCACCTCGAGTTGAAGACTTTGAGGATTATTCAGAGTACCAACAAGCACAACAAGAGTGGTTCATCAAGCAGGCCGAACAACGTGTTCTAGACAAACTAAACCAAGAGAAATCATCTCAGCAAAAAATTCAAGCTGAAGCTGAGTACCAAACAGCAGTGGCAGAGCTTGAAAATGAAGGCGTGGATGTGAATGGGCTAATTGAGAAAGCAAATAGCTTACCTCCATTGCCCGTAACTCTTGATCAATTTGGTTTGCCAATTAAAGACACTTTGGGTTTAGCCCAAAAGCTCATTGAAGATGAGGAACTTTATTACGAGCTATCTCGAATGAACCCTTATCAAGTTGCAATGAAAATCGGGCAACTCATCGGTTCTCAGAAAACGGCACCAAAGGCTCCAAAAGTTCCAAATGCTCCAAAACCAATTAATCCAACGTCTGCCAATGCGCCTGTCAAACGTGATATGGACAAGATGTCAGATAACGAATTCCTTAAATCACGGGGTTTATAATTTATGCCAAACAACATTTTAACGCATGCAAAAATTGCTAAAGAAGCTGCTGCAATGCTCTTGGAAAAGTCTATCTTTATCCGTTCTATCAGTCGTAGCCGCGAAAAAGAATTTGCAAAAGAACTAGATGGTTACAAAATTGGTAACTCAGTAAAAATTAAAATTCCACCAGTGCCTGTGGTAACTGATGGCAATGTCTTAAATCCAGATCATCAAAGCATTAACGCGCAGGAAGAAGAAGTAGTTCTTACTGTAGATACTCATAAGCATGTCGGCTTAAAGTTCGGTGTTTATGAGCGTGAGCTTGACATTGCTGACTATAAAGAACGCTTCTTAAAGCCAGCAGTAAACTCGTTAGCATCAGTGGTTGATGCAGACATTCTTAAGCGAGCTATTAACACTGTTAACAACTTTACGCTTCAGACAAATTCAGAACCACATCCTTTAGCTGCATTTGGCCGTGTGCGCGGTATGATGAACCGAGCATTATCGCCAGATACTGACCGCAAAGCTTTACTGTCAAGCGACTTCACAAATACTCTTGTAGATAACAGCGGGACTTTATTTAATCCAAATGCTGAAATTGCTAAACAGTATAAAGAAGGCTATGTAGGTCGTGCTCGTGGCTTTGATTTCTTTGAATCAGAACATATCTGGACCTTAACCAATGGTAGCAAAGTAACGGGTATTACTGTTAATGGTGCAGGGCAATCAGGTGGCCTGTTGGCAATTGGTGGGCTTACTGCTGGGGATACTATTAAAGCAGGTCAGGTATTTACAATTGCTGGTGTAAATATGATTCATCCACTTACTCGTCAAACCTATGGGAAGCCAATGCAATTTGTTGTCCTTGAAGACTTCACTGCGGCTGGTGCTACTGGGGCAATCAAAATTTACCCTGAAATTAAACCAAACATGATTGGTTCAGTCTTAGCGGCAAACGCCAACGTAACTGATCGTCCAGATAATTCAGCAGCTTTAACATTCGTTGGTGCTGCAGGTGCAGTTGTAGATCAAGCTTTATGTTTTGACCCACATGCATTTGCTGCTGCATTCGTACCGATTGGTGTAATTCCAAGTGCTGAAGGCTATATGTTCAAAGCAGACAACTTCGCTTTAACAATCCAAACAGGTGGCAACATTACCAACTTAGACACAGATACACGTCTAGATGTGTTGTATGGGTTTAAAACGGTTCGTGGCAATCATGCTGGCCGTGTGGGTATTGTTCAGTAATAGACAGGGGGCTTCGGCCCCTTCTTTTGGAGTAAAAAATGAATTATCCAAAGATGCTCTACAAGGGTGACTTAATTAAATTTGAATTCACCACAGCAGTTTCAGAAGAACATGAAGAAGAATTGAAAGCGGTAGGTTGGATCGAGCATTCAGAGCTTGGTGAACCAGAAGCTGTGAGTGAAATTAAGCATGCAGAAGTGGGGACAGATGAAAGCTTTGTTCCAGTTGAGCAATTTGATTCTTTAGCAGAAAAGCTAGCTAAAACAGAAGAACAACTTGCTACTGCAGAAGCCGAATATATTCGTCAGGTTAATGAAAAACAAACTGAGATTAACGAGCTCAAATCAGTAATTGAAAAAGGTTTAGCCGAAAATATCGAATTGCATCGCCAACTACGTACAAAAGAGTTAGAAGGCCAATCAGCAGATGAACTTAAGGCAATCCTGAATGAGCGTGGCGTGACATTTGGTGCCCGTGACTCAAAGCCTGAATTGGTTCAACTCGTCCTAAAATCTGAGCAGGAATAATCTATGAACGTCAGTGAGATTGTGACCGGAGCAATGAAACGTGCAGGCATTTTAGCTACAGGTGAAAATGCATCGGCACAGGATCTTGCAGACGGAATTGATGCTCTAAAAGATCTTTTAGCACAGTGGGCAACAGATAATCTTCTAGTTTACAAGGTCGAAGATTTAACCCTGAATCTCAATGGGATCTTTAAAGTTTCACCAGATCCATTAGATAGTCCGGACCTATTAGCAGCAATATCACGTATTCCCCAAATGGGGACGCTAGACAATCGGCCTGTTGAGATTGTGAGAGATCTAAATATCAGTGCTGATTATCCACAAGTTACATACAAGGTTTTAGGGCAATTATGGGAGTTTAGTGGAAAAGGTGTTCTATGCTTCAAAGCATTTACTATGCCTTTTGAACTAAAACCCCATGATGAGTTAAACATTCCGCCAGTATACGAGCGAGCATTAAAGCTCACACTTGCAGTTGAAATCTGCCCAATGTTTGGTGTTGAGCCACTACCGAGCTTACAGCTCAAGCAGACTGAAGCATTCAATATGCTTAAGAACAGCAACGTTACGCCATTGTATGTAAAAAACGATTTACCTGTTGGGGTAGGAGCTCAGTACTGTTATGGCGACTATTATTGATATTCCTTTCGTTGGTCAGTCATATCATATGAAAGATTGGGCAGTTGATTGCCAAAGAACACTTAACCTATATCCACAAATAGTTGAAAGTGGGAATGCTCCTCAAGTTTCAGCCTTAATGCCAACACCTGGGCTTGTCTCAAAATATCAACTTACAGGGGCAATAAGAGGCCTATACCCAACAAATATAGGGATCTTGGCTGTTGCTGGAAATAAGTTATATCTATTAGACGAGAATGTTAGCGAAATAGGTGATATTGCAGGATCTAACATGGTTAGATTTGCTGACAACCGCATAGCAGTCTTAATCACTTCAGTTTCACAAACATATGAGTTTCACTTGGAAACTAAAGCCATAAAAATTGTTGAGGGTGGTGGTTTCCTTGGGGCAGAAGATGTCACATTCCTAGATTCGCGATTTATTGTTTTAAATCCTGATTCAGATCAAATTCAATGGTCTGGACTGCTTAATACAAAGTTTTCGGCACTAGGTTATGCAACAGCGGAAGCCAGCTCAGATAAATTAGTAAGAATCTTTACCCAAAATGGTCAACTATGGCTAATTGGTGAGAAGACTACCGAAATATGGCACAGTACAGGTAATACTGATCAGCCTTTCTTAAGGGTATCTGGTGCATATATTAATTGTGGTTGTATCGCAAAGAGCACATTAGCACAATTTGGTACTAGCTTGATTTGGCTATCACAAACTGATGTTGGTCATGGACAAATTGTCATGACTGAGGGTTATCAAGTTAGAAGAATTTCTAACCATGCTATTGAACAGGAACTTGCTGGATATGAGCGACTGGATAATGCAGTAGCTTACTCATACCAACAAGAAGGGCACTCCTTTTATGTAATTTCATTTCCATCATCCAATAAGACATGGTGTTTTGATGGAACAACAAGCATGTGGCATGAAAGAAGTTATTACAATCTTGATTCTCAGCATGAGCGCCATAGATCACAGGTGCATTGTTTCTATAAGGGAAAGCACTATGTAGGTGATCATTCTAATGGAACTATCTATGAATTAAGCCTTGATGCTGAAACAGATAATGGCCGCTTAATTATGCGTGAGCGAGTAACCCCTGTAATTAATCCCCAAGCACAGCGCCTAATATTTGATGAACTAGAAGTTCTCATCCAAGCTGGTCAAAAAACAAATCGTGAACCAATTGTTATGCTTGATTGGTCAGATGATCATGGTCAGACGTGGTCCTTTGATCGTCAAGAGACACTTGGTGGAGTCGGTGAGTGGAATAAAAGATTGATATTCAGGCGATTAGGGCAGGCATTTAATAGGGTTTTCCGGCTCCGCTTAACTGATGCAAGTCGCTTAATTATTCTTGGTGCCAAAGCAAAGGTGAGGTAGATATGAACATCTCCAGATCAATTCAGATCCCCAACACTCAAATGTTTAATAATGGTGTTATGGATCAGGCTTGGTATATGTTTTTTTATTCCTTAAGCCAAAACGCTAGCAAAGGTGAGGAAATTGATACAGGTCAACTTCTTCAACTTTCAAGTCAATTACCTGCTGTGACAGTATCCAATGAAGTACTTTCTGATATTGATGATTTACAGCGGAACATTCCCACAAGTCCAACTGCACAAACCGAAGATATTCAACCGATGCCAACTGCATCGGTTTTTTATTTTGAGTCAGACAATATCTTTCCAACAACAAACATCTGTTGTGATGACAAACCTTATCCCTTGCCAACTATACAGATCACTAATGATATGCAGGTAATTATAAATGGCACTAATTAACTACACTCAAGCAGTAATTCCTCAAACTCTTCCTGCTGGTGATTTCCTTGCTTATACGGTGCCTGCAAACACAGTAGCGCAGGTTCGAGCTTCAACGTTCTATAACAAGTCAGCAGCGCCTATCACGCTTAAAGTTTCAGTTGTTCCGAGTGGTGCCACGCTGGGTGTTCAACATCAAGTTGCTCAGAAAAATATCCCAGCAACAAGCAGCTATTTAAATCCTGAAATCATTAACCATGTGCTTAAAGCTGGCGATAAGCTTTATATAAATGGCGAAGGGTTAAATGCTTATATATCTGTAATGGAACAGGTCACATGATTACTGTAAGGCGCGAAAAGTGGATTGATTGTATAGATCAGATCATGCCACTTTGCCAGATGGTTCATGATCTTGTTGAAAAAGATATTTATGGTATTCCCTTAGACTTTGATGCAACGCTATACCAACAATCAGAAGATTTCGATGAGTTTCACTGTCTTGTGATGCGTGAAAATGGTCGTCCAATTGGGTTTCATTGGATGGTGATGTATCAACTCGCTAGATTCAAAGGTAAAAAACAGGCTGGAACAGATGCAATATTTGTTCATCCAGAGCATCGACAACACTCAATGAAGTTGATTGAGTTTAGTGAGAATTATGCAAAAGCACATGGCTGTACAACATGGGCCATTGCAACACTTGATCCCGAATATCGTGGGCTTTTGTGGGAACGCAAAGGCTTTAAGAAAGCAGAAACTATTTTTATAAAGGTGATGACATGAGTGGTGTTATCGGTGCAATCACCGGATCAAACAAGCAGGCAAAAGCCGCACAAGAAGCTAGCAACCAGCAGTATGAGGCTACTAAATACGCTACTGACCAACAAAAGCAAATGTTTGATGAAGTGCGTAAAGATCAGCAACCCTATATGCAAGCTGGCTATGATGCACTCAAACAGCTTATGGGGGGCATGGGCCAGAATGGGCAATTCATGCAAGCTTACAATGGCCAAGATATTTATAACGACCCAAGTTATAAGTTCCGCTTAAATCAAGGCTTAGATGCTGTGCAAAGTGGAGCGGCTGCACAAGGTGGGTTGCTAAGTGGTGCAACACAGAAAGCACTTAATGACTATGCTCAAAACTTTGCTAGTCAAGAATATCAGAATGCTTACAACAGGTATAACGCAGACCAAACTAACCAATATAACCGGTTATCTAATCTTGTTGGTTTAGGGCAAAGCGCGGCTGCTGGTGTTGGTAATGCTGGTATGCAAACAGGGCAAGCTATTGCTAACAACACAATGGCTGGTGCAAATGCTCAAGCAGCTGGAACAATTGCTGCCGGCAATAAAACAGCAAATAATTTTCAGGCCCTCTTAGGTGTTGCTAATACAGCAGCAAAATTTTACAAACCAGGCGGTATGATCTAAGGGGTGTCTTATGATTGATCCAAGTATCATTACGCGCGGAGCTGAACGTGCTCAATTGCAACAACAGCAAAATATGGAGATGTTGGGAAATTTAGGTGGTGCTTTAGGGGAAATGGTCCTAGGACGTCGTATCAATCAGATGCGACAACTTAAGACGCCTGAAGAACAAAATGCATTTGCAAATGACTCAATCTTTGCTCCTCAGTTAAACCAAGTCCTTAAAGGCGACAGAGCCACAGCACAAAAGAACGCTATTGATTTGCTAAAAGCTCAATCTGAGATTGGTAAAACCAATAGTGAAGCAACCAAAAATAATGCTCAAGCAGGTGGATTTACTTTAGATAATTCGCAAAAATTGCTCTCTGCTGCTGATAGGGCACTAACAGCCGCGGCCCAAAGCGGAAACCCTCTTGCTGCTAAACTAGCATTAAGCAATGCTGCTAAAGCAGGTGCTATTACTCCAGAGATGTATGAGCAGTACAACAGCCAAATTGATATATTATCCACGCAGCCAGAGGCATTAAAACAGTTTGCACAAAACCTTGTTTTATCAAATGCAAAAGACCCAGATAAGTACCTTTTCTCAACTGCCGACAACCAACTAGATAATCAAACACAGTTAGATATTGCGGAAGCAAACAGACAATTTGATTATGAAAAACTAAAATCTGATGATCAGTATCGTCGTGATGCTTTAGGTCAAGATGATGCTCAATTTTGGGCCGAATACGGTCAAAAAGATGCTCAGTTTAGTACGTCTCAAGACACTGAGCGCTTGAAGATTGCAATGCAAAAGCAGGTGACAGCTGAGAAACCTGAGCAAAAAATGGAAAGAATCAATAGTGCTATTGCTTCAGCAGATGCAACAGCTCAAGCAGCAAGGGCCGCCAAAGATGCTGCTGAATTAATAAACCACCCTGGACTGAATATGGGCACAGGTTTGACAAGCGCTTTTGGCATGATTCCTTCAACTGATGCTAAAGATTTCCAGGCTCGTCTAGAAAATCTTAAATCTCAGGTATTTCTACCAACTGTCAAAGCTATGCAAGGGATGGGGGCTTTATCAAACGCCGAAGGTGAGAAAATAGCAGCAGCTGTAGCCAATCTTGATCCTAAAATTGGACCTGATGCAATGAGGCAGCAACTCTCCATTATTGCAAGACAAATGGCTAACGCTGCACAAAAGTCAAAACAACAGACACTTAACTACGCATCACGGGGCGGCACGATTCCATTAAATACCCAAAAACCACAGCAGCAAAATGGTAATGGGAAAATATTTAGTAGAGCGATGGTGCAAGAATATTCTCGACAAACGGGTGTGCCTGTTAAAGATATTATTGCGCAGATTCAACAATCGGGTGGAAGTGTGCAATAAATTTGATTATTCTTTCTTCATTAAGGTGGAGAAAGAATAAAATGTTTACATATGAGAATGGGGTAGTCATAGGTTTTGTTCTATGGATAATTACTTTAATTCGGACTCTTTTTTTAATTAATTCAAAAACTCAATCAAACCTAAGAAAAGTTGGTAAAAGACTAAGTTTACTTGGTGGGGTAAAAGACATTGAATATAGAAAACAAGACAAGTGGAATTTGATATTAAAATTCATTTTTATAGTGGTGCTCCCGCTTGGTTTAATTTTTTTAAGCTGGGTGTACGTCATTCCAACAATTGTTTATTACTTATATCAATTCTATCAAGATTTTTCTGCGCCTCAGAAAGTTAAGGATTTTAGATGGAAATTAAAAAATTTAGATTTACATCAAGACCAATTAATTAGATGGCTGATGGAGCTTTCGGATCAAAACCCAGAAGATTTTGAGAAAATTAAGAAAGAAATTAACGAAGATATAGAAAGAAGAAAGAATGCTTAGGCAAAGTGCCACAGGCTGTGCAATCAAATGTAGATAAAGCCAAGTTGAATAACATTCTGTTTGGTCGTTAAGTGTGCTATAAATTCCTTCATCAAGGTGGGGGTTTTATTGTGAAAAAGATTATATTTTTAACAGCTTTTTTAGCTTCTAGTTTAAGTTTTGGTGCAGACTGGCGATATGCGGCTTCTACAGATGCTGATAGCTATTGGGTTGATAAAAGTTTTTATAAATATGATAGTAAAAACAATTCTATCGATGTCTGGTCTAAGTCTGTAACTAAAAAACTTGGATTGAATGAATTTTACACAAAATCGAAATCGCTTGATAAGTACTCTTGTGTGGACAAAGCTGTTAAAAATATTGCATATGTTGAATATAATGTTGATGGAAGTGTATCAAAATCTTCAACAAGTGCAGCTAGCAAGTTCACAATTATATTCCCAGATTCTATCGCTGAGTCAATTTGGGAAATTGCTTGCAGCACAAAAGGGAAAGGGTTTAAATTTTCAAAATTTCAACAGCAGTTTTTTGATGCATCATCAGCAGAATTTAAATCTAAATTTGAATAATTAATAAAACCCGCCTAGTGCGGGTTTTTTATGCCCAAAACAAAACCCCGATGTTGACGCATCGGGGTTTTTGCATTTCCACCAACCGACTAAAGCAAGAGGAAAAGTAATTCTATATGGAGCATTTTAAACCAATAGTGGAGCTTATGAAAGTGTCTATTGAAAAATATGGGTTATGGCAAACAGTTTTTGCCTTTTTAATATTATTCTCTATCCCAATTTTAATCTGGAAACTTCCTGAAATTATTTCAGCGATTAAAACCTAATGCCGACCTAAAAATGGTCGGTTTTTTATTGCCTGAGGAAAAGGTATGGCAACAAGACAACAGCTAGAGCAAGCCTTAAGCAATCCAAATGTTCGTAAAATGCTGAACTTGATTGCTAACACAGAAGGTGTCAAACATGGTTATAACACACTGTTTGGTAATGAACGTATAAATGACTTATCAAACCACCCTAATATTCGTAAAGCATTTACCCAAACAGATGGCAAGAAAAACTACACGACTGCAGCAGGGCGCTATCAATTCATCAAAGACACTTGGGATGGAGTAGCTCGTCAATATGGTTTAGATGACTTTGGCCCAAGAAATCAGGACATTGGAGCGATTGCATTAATTGCACAAAATGGTGCTCTTGATGATGTTTTAAAAGGAAACTATCAAGGAGCGATACGCAAACTAGGTGGTACGTGGGCATCACTACCATCTTCTACATACGCTCAACCGAAAAAATCATGGGCTGAGACAAACAGATTATTGGGTGGCTCAACCATGGCAAAAGGTTCTATGAATGACTTACACCAACTCATTGGTGGCGCAAAAATCACTCCAGCATCTTCAACAGGTCGCCAACTTCGACCAGGATTTGCTTCGGATATTCCACCAGAACTTCGTAATACATCATCTTCCTCCAATATTCAAAAAACCTCATCACAAAAGCAGAATCTAGGCAGTATGGAAGATCTGCATAATTTAATGCGAATAAAAGATTTAGGAAAACAAGAGCCTATAAAAGTTAAAGCCAAGCCACCTTCAACGACTGAGTCTTTTATTCTTGGAGCAGTAAATGATATTGGCGGGGGTATTAACCAAGTAACATCCAAGGCAAAGGATGTTTTAAGTGAGGGTTTCAACTCAATATTCGGCACCAACCTTGATACGAATCGTTATGAGAAAGTCACTCAAGGAACTAAAGCGTTGAATGATGAATATGAAGGTAGAAGAAAGGCTTACGGAGATACTGGAATTGATACAGCCCGTATAGCAGGAAGTATCACAGCTAGTTTGCCATTCGCTGTTGGATCGGGGGGTACATCATTAGCCGGAATGACTGCACGTGGGGCCTTGCAAGGTGCTGGCATTGGAGGAGTAACATTTGCAGAAGATGGTGATAAACGCATTCAAAATATTAAAGGTGGAGCAATTGGTGGGGCATTAGGTGGTGCAGCTGGCAAAGGGATTAATAAAATTGCTGAAGGTGCTAGCCAAAAGCTAACACAACGAACTACACAGAAAGCTCTTGATGCTCCAAGGAATCAATTAACCTCTGAAGCTAGAAAACTTGGCTTTACAGTTCCTCCAAATTATAGCAATCCAAATTTTCTAAATAAGTCTTTAGCAAAAGTAGCAGGTGAAGCTGATATATCAAGAATGGCAAGCATTAAAAATCAGAACACGATTAATGATCTTGCAAAGAAAAGTATTGGCATTCCAAAAGATCAGCCAATCACTCCCGAAATACTTGATCAAGTTCGCTCTGAAGCTGGCAAGCATTATGAAGTTCTCAAAAACTTAGGTGAAGTTAAAACAGACAAACAATATTTAAAGAGTTTGAATAAGATAGCAGAAGATTATTCAACTGCTGGTTCAAGTTTTAATGTTGAAAATCCTGTTTTAAAAATCATTGATCGAGCAAAGGTAGGAGGTTTTTCTACTGACTCAGCATTAGCCATGATTAGACTTTCTCGGCAAGAGGCAACACAAGCCTTTAGGCAGGGAGATAATGCACTAGGAATGGCGAACCGTGGTGTTGCTGATGCGCTAGAGAAACAACTAGAGCGGTCTTTAGCTCAAAACAACTCTATTCCTAAAGCTGCATTGCATAATTACATCAATGCTAGAAAAGTGATTGCCAAAACTTACACTATTGAAGATGCATTAAATGAAGTAGGAGATGTTTCAGCAATCCGGTTGGCGCAAATGCTGAAGAAGAAACCGCTATCAGGAGAATTAAAGCAAGCAGCGCAATTTGGTGCTACTTACCCAAATCTAGCTCGTGTTCCTACTAATGGCGGTGGTGGAATAGGTCTGTTTGATGCCTTAACAGGTGTTGGTGGGGCAGCAACTTTAGGCGGATATGGTGCTGCACTTGGTGCAACTAGACCAGCGCTTAGATATGGACTCACTTCTCAACCGGCAGGAAAACTGATGGGCACCCCTTCATATAACTCAAAACTTTTAGAGGCTCTTAGTAGAGCTGGAATCATTTCACCATATGCAGGGGTTGCTGGCGCAAACACCCAAACCCAATAAACCAAACATCAATACATAGCCACCTATTTAGGTGGCTTTTTTATTGCGAGAAAGAAATATGGCATCACTACTTTCTGCCGTACGAACCCGCTTTTTTGACAAAAGCAACAAGCCTCTTGCTGGTGGGAAGGTATATACCTATGAGGCAAACTCAACAAATCCGAAAGTTACATGGTCAGATGAGGCGCTGACTGTTCAAAACACTAACCCTGTACTTCTTGATAATGAGGGAACAGCCTTAATTTTCTTTTCTGGAAAATACCGCTTTCGGATCGAAGACAAGTATGGAGTTTTAGTTGAGGACAACCCATCAGTAACCAGTTTGGTGGGAATTGATGGTGTCACATCGGACATTGTAAAAGATGGTGATGAAAACCAAAAAACCATCAATGATAAGACCACGCAATATGTAGATACTATCGTTGACTTATCAAATTTGCTTGTTCGAAAAAACAATCAAAAAGTTATTGTTAATAACCGTTATACCTATCAATACGATAAAGACTCAGTAGAGCCAATTGATGGTATTTATTCAGTTGAGGCGAGTAACTCAATCGGCCGCTGGATACTTCAAAAACCTACAAATCTATATGCTTCAGATTTTGCGAAGACTTCAGCGCAATCCATAGAAAGCCAATCAGTTAAGTTACAGCAAACTAATGATATTGCAGTAAAGCTTGGTGTTCCTTTTATTGCGGATGATGAATTTATGGTTGCTCCAGTTGAGACTGACCATAATATTTGTTTTTACGTCCGAAGCAATAATGACATCACTTTTACACCAAGGGGCAACTTTAAAATCATACCAAATGATTTTACAACCTATTCAATTCTACATATCGAAAACATTGAAAACTATAAGGTGCTGTTCCCTCAGGTAACAGGTGATAGAGATCAGCATCTTGGTACAGATGGGGAGTGGGGATACGGGATTGCTAACTACCAATCCAAAAAAGGCTATATTTATCGACCGAAGGTTATGAATACCTGGGGTGATGGTATTTATGTCGGCCGTCGTTGGGGATTAATAACCGATGATACTCCTACAGACATCACAATTTCTGAACCAACTGTATTGAACGCTGGGCGAAACGGCATTTCACTCAGTGCAGGCACAAGAGTAAACATTTTGATGCCATATGTTTATGGTACTAAGGGAAAAGCGCCTGAGGCTGGCATTGACATTGAACCAGAAGCCGCTGATGGATTGCCAAAATCACATCTGAAAGACTGTATTATTACCTCGCCAACTATCGAAAATTGCAAAATCGGCTTGGTTGGTTATTTTTTCCCAAATGATTCTACATATGAAGTTGAATTCTCTGGTGTTACAACAATTAAGGATTGCGAACAACCACTTGTAATATGTGCTGGTGGCAATAATAACAGTGGGTATCTTGATCTAAATAAGGTTCAAGTAACGAAGCTGCGTGGTAATACGTTACTGCAAAATGCTTGGCATAGAAGCGGTGACTTTAGATGTACTATCAAAGAGTTGGTAACTGATAAATCTTTACCAATTGTCATGACAATGAATGGGGCTTTTAGCACTGGTAAGCTTGGTCATTTTGATATTCGTAAAATCATTAACAATGATCCAACAGGTAAAATTGGCTATTACGTTCCAGCTTCGGTTCAAAACTATGAAGATAATTCTACATACATGTTCGATGATCCAAATCGTGCATATCTAGACTTTAATTTCATTAGCCATTTTTTTGGTAAGGACTTCTTATCAAATATTATTACTTTTCATAATGGTTGGACTGCATCAAGTCGCAATATGGCCAATTATATTTGGCAGGATCCATCAATTGATACATCTGGAGCTTCGGCAATTTATATTGCAACAGCCAATGATTACCGCCGGTTGAAAATCGGGTTGGCAAATACAACAACCATCGTTGGCCAAGGTTGTAATATTTCAGGTCTTCGTATTCGTAAAGCGGATGGATCTTATTACACTGAAGCACATACACAAAGCATTGGTGCATGGCTAGAGTTCCAAAACAACCAAGGTGGAAATACTGAGGTTTTTGGGCAATATGGTACATGGACATTTACATAACTTTCTTAACAAACCGCCACAAGCTCTTTGCTTCAATAGCTTAGGGCTTTTTTATTGCCGAAAATTAGGGGAATGGCATGACTGAAAATGAATCGTATGGGTTGAGATTTGAAAAGAAAATTGACTCCATTCAGAGTGATATCCGCATGTTGTCAGATCATGTTACTCGACTGACTTTCATTAATGAAGCGCACAAAGAGACTAGCGAACAGAACAAAAAGGATATCGATACATTGGATATCAAAGTCGCCAATTTAGAAAACCGCACAGCAGCGCAAGATGGTGGAATTTCTGTGCTGCGTGTATTGCTGGGAATATTTGCAGGCATCGTATTTTCATTGTGTGCGTGGGTTGGATCTTCAATTATTCAATTAAGCCAAGACCAGTCTTTAATTAAAGAGAAAGTATCACGGTTGGAGGAAGCAAAAAGATGAACAGTGAAAATACTCGCGCATATCTAGCTTTTGCATTGGTGGGGTTAATGTTTGTTTTAGTGATTGCTTTATTTTTTGTGGATATGCCACGTGAAAATAGCAATCTGATTAATACGGCATTGGGTTTTATTGCTGGGGCTATGACAACAGCATGTGGGTTTTATTTTGGTAGCTCTGAGTTAGAGAAAAAGAAAGGTGAATCCAATGACAACTAAACCATTCTTCGATGCTGCCCGTGTAATCGCAGGCGGCAAACTTACACAAGCACAAGTAGATGATCTAAATAAAGTGGTCGATAAACTTGCACCAGGTGGGAAAACTACAAGTGATGATGGTATAGATTTAATAACTAGTTTTGAAGGCACGCGATTCAATGCTTACGATGATGGTGTGGGGGTCTGGACTATTGGCACTGGCACCACAGTTTATCCAAATGGTGTGAAGGTTAAGCAAGGTGATACTTGCACACCTGAACAAGCTAAAGCTTACTTTAAACACGACTTGGCCAAATTTGAAAAAACAGTAAATGAATCTGTGACAGTGCCCCTAAATCAAAATCAGTTTGATGCGTTGGTGTCGCTGACATACAACATTGGTTCAGGTGCATTTAAGAATTCAACCTTATTAAAAAAACTGAATAAAGGTGACTATCAAGGCGCTGCTGACCAATTCCTTGTTTGGAATAAGGCAGGCGGTAAGGTTATGAAAGGTTTAGTGCGTCGCCGAGAAGCAGAGCGAGCACTCTTTTTAAAGAAGTAATTTACATGTGCAAACGTACCAAAATTACATCAATCATTACATTGCTGTGTTTAATCTTCTCAGGTTGCACAGCTCACACTATTAATAGTAATGTGAATGTCTCGATTTGTGTAAGGGCTTTGTGATGTCGCAAGTCATGATCATGGTTTCGGAAGCGGGCAGGATGGAGAATACTTGCAATCTACCCGCTGATTTAGATAAGAACGGTAATGTTCTTAAAATCTATGACTACTCATTAAAAGAGTTGCCGATTAATTTGGATGGAACTGTGACTTACAATGGCAAAAGATGGACCTTTGATAAGAAGCAAAGCTTTTAATCTTTCCAACTATCTACAATATCAGCCCAGTCTTGCAACATCTTGCGTCTGCTTTCCAAATACTTTGCATGGTTATAAGTAGCACGAGTTTTGTTCCCATCCGCATGTGCTAACTGTTTTTCAATCCACTTATCATCGTAATCTTTTTCATTTAAAAGCGTGGATGCTGTAGCACGAAAATCATGTGCAGTTACATCAGATAAGCCAATATAATCAAGCATTTTATTCATTGTGGTAGCTGAAAGCATTCCATCTTGATAAATCGCTGGGAAAACATATTCACGATTTCCAACAATATTGCGTTGCTCTTGAAGAATGTTGAACACTTGATCGGACATAGGAACGATATGAATACGTTTCTTTTTCATCATCTCTTTTGGAAATGTGATTGTTCTTTCTTCAAAATCGACATATTCCCATTTCATGCGACGGATCTCGATAGTCCTAAGCATTGAGTAGAGCATTACAAGGCCAGCATTTTTAACTGTAGTAGATCCACCATAGCTATTTAATTTATTCCTGAGTTGCACAGCCTCATGTTTTTCCATGGGTCTGGCATGTTCTATTTCAGGACGTTCTACAACGTTTTTAACGGCATAGGTTGGATCATAGTCGGCTCTAAGTGTGGCGATTGCATAACGCATAACACCACCAATGAAAGTACGATTTTGGATTGCAGATACTTCGCCAGTACCATGGTTTTTTTGACGCTTCACTCGAGCTATCGTTTTTTTCATAATTGCCAAAACGTCTGCTGAGGTAACTTCCTTAATATCCTTATCGCCAATAACTTTTAAAATATCTTTATCTAGTGCGCGTTGAAAAGCTTCCTGGTATCTCTCTGAACGATTATTTAATTTTTCAGCTTTATATTCTGCTGCAACATGTTTGAAGAGCACTCTATTTTCATACTCATCATGTTTAGCCTTTTTTTGTTTTTCCTTATCTTCAACAGGATTCACACCACTTGCCACTAAAGATTTAGCTTCATCTCGTTTTGTACGTGCTTCGGCTAAGCCAATAATAGGGTACTCACCTAAACTCATCATTTGAGTTTTCTTAAGCCACTGGAAACGGTAGCGCCAATACTTCTTTCCATTAGGTTTGATTTCAATACACAACCCGTCCGAATCACCAATTCTATAAAGCTTTTCTTTTGGTTTTGCACTTCTGATTTTTGAGTCGCTTAACAT